CCGGGTCGATCACAACCCAGCGACCGTCGCGGTCCACGTTCTGTTGGTCCAACTTGCGGGCCATACGATTGAGAATCGCCAGAGCCGAGGAGTTAGTGCTCGTTACGGACGACGTAATCGGAATTGAGTTCGCAGTGGTGGACCCGACCCCCATGTCGGTGGAGGTCAGCTTCATGCTATTCAGCAAGCCGTCGGCATCGACAGTCGAGATCGGGTCGGTGCCGGCTTTGTCACCAGCAACGCGAGCCGTGCTGGCGTTCGCATGCAGCGAGGCTTGCTTGAAGCCACACATGTAACCGAGAACCTCTTGGTCGTACTGGTCACGCAGGCGGTAGCCGGCGCGGTCGGTAGCAAGAGCCTCGAAGTTGACGTGGCTGTGCGCTTCTTCAATGTCGTCGATTTTGAAGGCGAAGTAATTGGCCTGGTCAACGACAAGAGTAAAGTCTTCATCGTCCAGTTCTTGCGGGACGATCTGGGTGCCGCGCGAATATTCCTGCACGGAGATTTCTGGTTCTTTAATAATGCGGACAGTATCACCAAAGTTGCTGATCTCACCGAAGTAGTCAGAGTTGGTAATGTCCTCTACAACACTGGTCTTGCGAAAGGCGTTCTGGACCTTTTTGCTATAAATGATTGGCGAAAAGTTGCCATTCGGTAAATTCGCATAACCAGCGGCGGAACGAAAAGCCATTGGTTCCTCCTACGGAAAAGGCTGCTAAAGTCCAGGGCATTCGCGAACTGAGTAACCGCGAGGCGGGGTCAGTGTCGTCGAAGGGTAGCTAGGCTTGGGAAAGTAGGTAATGTGGGCTGCGTGGCTCGGATTACTCTACGAGGGACAGCCCACATTTATCCTGTCAGGTAATAGTTATATAGATTTACCTGTAACTGTCAAGTTCTTTTTATCGAGCAGCGCCACTGATGTCGTACTCGAACGTGCCGTTTTGAATAGCTTTTTCAATATCGGCTTCGTATTTGTCGTATTCACGCGCGGTCATCTTACGGACCATAGATTCAGAAAACGTGATACGTTGCCCCGCTTGATCGTCAGCGCGGGTTTTACTTTTAGGACTAACGCTTTCGGCTGCCTCTGTACGAGGAGGGCTCTTTTTACGGCCCTTCATCTCTGCTTTGTATAGGGTAATCGCTTTGCCAGCCGCCAGTGCGTCGTCTTGATTGTCGTACAGTGCCTCTTGAATCATGCGTGGCTGCACGGACGCCCATTCGTGAAACTCCGGATCCTGTCTGATTTTTTCATAGTCAGGATGTAGTTCTTTTAGCTCTTGCTCTGCTTTAGCGCGGACGACCTCACGACGCATTTCTTGTAGCTGTTCAAGTTGTTTTTCGATGCCTTCAGCAGATTCTTTGGATTTTTTCATCGCGATGGTTTCTACCATCTGTGCAACATCCGGGTACTGTTTAGACCATTCTTCTAATTCTTCTTGCGTTTTAGGCATTTTCATTTCTTGGGAGGAAACGGAAGTAAGCTGCTCCTTCAGCTTCGCAATTTCTTTTTTGTGCTCTTCTTGTAGTTTCTGGGAGTGCCGGCGCAAGTCGCCGTATCGTTTTTTAAATGTTGCCTCTTCAGCATCGAGGCCCTCTGTATCGTCGTCGGGCTCTGCTGCCTCGCCTCCCTGTCGTTCTGATTCCCGTGCTTTAATTAGTTCGTCTAGCTCGCGTTCTTCATCGGCTGCACGACGGTAGCGCCGCTTCGCCTGTACAACGTGGCCCTGCAACGCAGGTGTTTCTGAAGGTTCGTGTTCGTTTTCCATCGACATGGTCTTCTCCGTGTGGGGGCCTCCAGTAGCCTGCCCTCATGGCAGGGGTGTTGGGTTGCCCAATCTTTTTAAACTTCTGCTTCGTCCGTAGCTGGGTCGTCGGCAGCCATATCGGATGCCTCGTACCCAAAATCTAGCTCTGTCGCGCCCTCTATGTCGTCAGGAATGGACGGGTCATTTGGGGACGTATCTACCGGTGCTGGCGCTGGGTCGGGGTCTTTACGCACCGTCTCAACCATCCCTGAGATGACTTGCACGCCCGGCCTACCAGACATAATTCCACGCCCTCTAGCATCTGTGGCGGGCACAGACCTTGTTTCATATGTCGGGCCAGCCCCTTGTGACGGCCTACTTTCTGGGCCTATCGCCAAGGGGTCTTCGACAATCACATCTTTTGGAGTGGGCGTAGAGCCAAAAAAAGCATCCACAATATTATCAAACACTCGGCTCAAGGATCCGGTTTTGCGAGACTCCATCGCTTGGGCATACGCAGCAGGGTTAGAAATCTCTAGCTCTCGCATTGCGCCTTCTGGCCCATAACTAAAAATGTCTCCACTGCGGCTGACAAAATTTCCAGTTGCTGTGTCGATAAAACCAGAGGACACTTCGGCCAACGTGGCTTGTTTAGTTTCGGGATGCACGTTATCTATATTTACGGCCTGTGCTCGTTCGACCTGCTCCACTGTAATGTCTGCATTGCCCGTGATAGAGCGCAAGGTAATGTCGGTTCCCGGCAACTTACTTTCACTAATCGTAACAAGCTCTCCGTCCACAAAAACCGCATCTCTGCCCTTGCTACGTTGGATATTTTCGATGTGCTGATCCATGACCTTTGCAGTAACTAAGTCCGCTATCGGGTGGCCTAGCTGCGCAATAGGGCCCATGCCTTTAACAATTTCTGGGGCCGGGGGGTTGGGAAAAAATGCACTAAACGCTAATCCGCCCAAGCCAAGGGGATCGAATTGCGAGGCTGCCATCTTGCCTATGCCTTTTAGTGAAAGATCTCCAAAAACATCCAGGGTCTGCCCCGCGAGTCCTCTATAAGAGTTCATGCGTGAAAAAACGCCGCCCTGTTTAGCAATCTCCGACGGAAACTCTTTTGCTAAATCAAGCTCAGTTGCTATGAAGTCTAAGACCGCATCACTTAACTCAACATTAAAATCGAAGGTGCGAAACTCGTTGACGTTAGTTTGCATCAGTCGTCGCTTTCCTCGGGCATTTCCTCGTCGGCATAATGCAGTCGCCCATCCATCTGCATGAACATCAGGCCGCTTTTTGCTTCAGCCCTAAGATCCTCTAAAAACTTAATACCCCAGTAACGAACTACATCAGCGGGCATCACGTATTCACCCTCGGACAACATCACAGGTATATCATCCTCTACTTCTTCTGGAAGAGCGCCGAATGGCGCTTCGCCCTCCGCTTCTTGCGGCGGCATCTCATCTACTGAGTATTGTGGCGTAAACATGTCATCGAGTTCATTTGTGCCGAGAACATTGAGTTTCATCATGGTCATTAGGTTTCGCCTTTTCTATTGAATAAATTCTCCGTCTGTTGGCATATTGGAGATAACTCTAATTGAACCGGCTCACTTTTCGGCTCTTTTTGGATCTCCGTCTCATCGGCCACGAGAGCTTTTTCGTTTTCACTATTCGTTTCTGTTTCTTTTGACATCAGCTAATACATTTTCCTTCAAATTGAGCAATTGTCTTAAACAGCGGATTGCCCCCTGGGCCCTATAAATTGCCTCCGTGCTATCCGTGTTTTCCATAATTCGGACGTACTTTTCCAGCGTCTGCTCAAGGTGCTGCTCGTAGGCCCCGTAAGCTGGATGTGATACAGATCCGGCTAACTCTTTGTACGTGATCTCTTTCTTAGCCATTTATTGCAGAAGCCCCGGCGGTAGGCCCGCGCCCGGTGGCGGTTCAGCTAGCTGCTCCTCGGCTGGAGGCGCCCCTGTGAACTGTTGCTCGCCCGGAACCGCAGCCGCACCAACCCCTGGAACGCCACCGCCGCCGCCCGTCATGTCAAGCGGGCCTGTTGCCCCCTGCTGCTGTTGCTGCTGCTCAAGAGCCTCTTGCATCAGCGCTGCCTGACGTAGCATCTCCTCTGGTGTGTTTGTTACCTTTTCTGGGTCTAGGCTCATAGTTCTAGCGATTTCACGTATAATGTAAGGAAATTTAGCGAAAGGTGCTAAAACAGGATTACTGGTAATCTGCAAGAAAGACATGAGCCTTTGCGATCTGACTTCGTTCTGCATAAGAGATGCCAGTCCGCGAGCACGTACTTCCAAATCGCCCTTAATATCTGGATTGTAATTAAACTGCATATTGAATTGGAACAGCGCCTCACCGAGTGGTTTTAGCATGTAATCGTCAAAATTTTTCACCACGGTTTTTATCGATCCTGCGGCTGCTCCCATAAGCATAGAGATGCCGGCGGCTGTCCTGCCGATGCCGGTGACGCCTGTCTGACCATGTGAAAAGGAGGGGATCCCTGTGCTTTCATCAGCCAAGATGCGAGCTTTGTCGAACAGCATCATATTTTCTGATGACACGTTTGGAAACTTAGTGCCAAAGATTGCCTGGCCTGGTGCTCCTCCCTGACGACGAAACACTTTGCCAGGGTACACAGTTAGGTCTTGGCCCGGCGTCAGGTTTGTTTCATCTACTTCAATAAGCAAGTTACCCGACAGTACCGCGTTATCGACGGCCATCCGCATAAAGCCGTTCATCAAGGTTTGGGTATCGTCCATGTTTTCGCCGACGCCGATACCGAAGATGTTGTAGGGGTTGACCTCGTAAGGGCAGGCCGAGTACGGCAGACGCTTTGGCGTGAACGGGTTCATTACGAACCGCAGGATCTGGCCATTGCATTCCCAGATATTTACGTGAAGTTCTTCCGCGTCTTCAAACTCTTCCGGAATCTCAATCGCGTAATCATCAGCGGTTTGCCGGTCGATGACACCCCAGAACTCAAGCGCCTCGTAACGCTTGGTAGAAAACGGTCGGCTGTTATCCTCATTAGTATTAATGAGATCGTACTCCCACCATTTGACTTCATAGTTTTCGCCCTCGTCGATAGCCTCTGCAATAGCCTCAGAGTTGAAGAACGGACGACGGCGCAGGGCACGCAACTGCGAGCGGGTCAGCTTGTGACGCTCGATGATAAAATCGCATTCATTAATCGTGTAGCCGTCCGGGTCTGGGTAGAAGTCCCAAATAGACGTGTGAGATACTTCTGGCACGGTGCGCAGGGTTGGGTTGTACTCCCCCTCATCGTCCCAGTTTGGGTACTCTTTTGTAGATGCAAACGGTCCTTTGATAATGCCAGTTCCAAAAAGCGCGCACTCGAAAGCAGAGTAGCGCAGATGAGTGGAGGCATGTGATTCCTCTAGCTGATCTTTGATTTGTTTTTCCATCTTTTTTGCGGCGATCATCGCTGGATGGAAAGTAACAGAGGACTGCGTTTTGCCTTCGCCTTCACGTAAATTTGGCACATCACCCAGTAGATCTTCTAGTGGGCCGAGACGCTCCTCCAACGTCTGTTGAGTTGCGCCGGGTGGCAGCGGCTGTCCGTCCCCCTCGTAACCGTATAAATCAACAGGCTCTCTCCCCGTGTCTACATCCGGTGGTTCTTTCGGGTCAAAAGATACGCTTTCAGCAACCCCTTCTGGAAGGATAGATGGCTCGATTGTGATTGGAAATGTATCGTTAGCTAGTAGCACGTCAACAATTTGACTATAGGCGGCTAACACTTTAGTTTTTGTTACTTTGATAAAAACCCGAGATTTTTCTGTTTCTAGAAATTGCACATCGGCGTCATAAACGCCGCGATAATTTTTGTAGGCTTTTATCCATTTAGATTCTTCGGTGTATCGCGCATCCTCTGCGCGATTGAATTGCTTGCGGACATAGCCAGCCAAGCCATTCATCAAGCGGACATCGTCGCTATCTACTTCGATAGGGTTGCCGTCAGTGTCCACGGAGGACATGTCGTTGTAAGCCATCTCTGTTCCTTATCAGTAGCCGAAGACTTGGTCAGCCGGTTGAAACTTTTTTAAACTTTCTGTCGGTTTTTCCAAATCGAATATATTACGAGCGATAGGACGCGAACTAATTCCATATCGTAACGCATCGTATAAATGATCTTCGGCGTTCGTGTCTATGTCTTCCGGATTTTTTTTGTCGAGAGGTAAAACAGGAAGCTGGGCAACAGTATTCACGCAGTTTGAAAAAAAGGTAATGCCTGGCTCGCCCGTGTCACTGTCAACTTGGAGCAACCTATGTAGCTCGTTTTTGCCGCTAACTCGCGTCCCTTTACTTCTATCTGAAGGACGCCATCTGCACCCAGTCAAAATCATTTGTTCTGCCAAAGAGGGGCCAGTATCACCTCGTTTGTGCCAGCAGCTTGAGTCTAAAACACCGTAAGATATTTTACCGTCGTTTCGCTCTAACTCTAAAATCATACGAGCTAGATCAACGGCTAAGACTTTGCTTACATACAACTCGCGATATACAATCAGCGTATTTTCTGGTGTCACTGCAAACCATAAAACTGCGCTATGTGAGCCGTACCCGTAATCGCATGCTCTGAATTTACGCCAGCCATAAGGAATGTCATAAGGTTCAGTCACATGGACGGTTCTGTCAAACTCTGTAAAGGCCGCCCCTTCGGCAATGTCCCAGTTACCCTCTAGTAACTGCCTCCGCTGTGTCTCAGGCAGAGACAGTAGCATCGCTTCATAATCACCGCTTTCGTAAAGATACGGATTGTCTTTCAACTGTGCTGGTATAAAACGCCGACGAAAAAGAGGCTTACCCGCCTTGCTATGCCGTTGCGGATACTTCAACACCTCCCCGGTTTCTACATCCGTTGCCCAAAAAGATTTACCGGGCGTTGACGGGGTAATGAACATTTTGCGGACCCAGGCGTGACCGGGGCCGCCTGGATTGCTAGTAGCCCGCATGTACAACTCTATCTCCGGATCCGTAGAACGTAGGCGAGACCGGAGATAATCCCACGCAAACGGCGTCGGATACTGTGTAAGCTCATCGAAACCCACCCACGTAAAAGACTGACCTTGGTAACGAAGAACGTCTTTATCTTGCTCGAGATACGACATCCAAATCCGCGCACCCGAAGGAAAAGTCCATTGGCTTTTTCGCTCAGACCACTTGGCGCCGGGGACAGCTTTTGGGTAAAGCTCTGTAGATTTGTGTATAAGCTCCCTAAGCTCATCGTTGGTTCTCCTTAAAATTAACGCGACATGATTGGGATTGTCAGTGTAGCGCAGCGGGTCAATCAAAAGAGCGTAAGATTTACCAGAGCCCGCACTGCCTCCATACAAAACTTCTCTTTCCGGCGCCTCGAAGAACTCCTCCTGTGGTCCTGGGTTCGGCTGAAAAATGTAGCGGACTGGGAGTTCATCGGGCTCGGGCGTCTCCTTCGTCGAGGCTTGAGATATCAACGGGCGGGACGCGGTCTTCTTCGGCGACGTAGATGAGGCGCGACTGGATGAGTTTTTCTTTTTCCGCACACTCTTTGGCTTTGGTGGCGTAATAGTGGTAGAGTTTGGCAATGTCTTTTCGCTTCTTTTCTGATCGGACAATCTTATGTAATCCCTGGAAAGATATTCGGCGTCCTGTGGTGGCTGATAACCAACGAGCTACCTCTCGAAAGCTGCATGTTTTTAAATACTCTTTAGCTTGTTCTAGCGCCTCTAGTTGCTCTTCGATTGGGTTTAAGATATCTGGGTCGTCCGGATCCTGCTCGTAGCCAAAAGGTATTTGTCTACTGAAACGTGGTATTGGGCGCCACCGAGGTTTTTTCTCAGTCATCCTCTTCCTTCGGTTTTTTAGGAGGTAAGATAAACAAACCCCCAGAGTCAGCTTGGACGGCAACCTTCTCAGTCTTAACGATGCCTACTCTGTCTAACACTTCTCGGGCCGCGTTGATGCGATCTCGATTTCCAAGAGCGGTGGGGTCGTCTAATACGCCCGTCATTGCCATGGCGGCTCGCGGGCCGTTCGACGCCAGAAAGGTCTGAGTGACCTCTAAAATTTCTGTTTTCAAACGCCGCACTATATCAATTGATTTAGTGTTTTTGCTGTAGCCAGCCACGTCCATTGCCGCCCGGATATTCCCCTGCGCCTCGCCTACTAAAGCGTCTAAGAAAACTTGCTGTTGCTCACTTAGATTTTTTTGCTGCATTCGATTTAGTCCTAGCGTTTCTACGGGATATCCCAGCTTCGGATAGCGCAATAGCTATCGCCTGCTTCGGGCTTTTTACTTTTTTTCTCGATTGTCCTACAGTCAGTTTCTTATTTTTAAACTCCCGCATAACACGGGCGACTTTGTTTTGTTGTCGTTTGGTTGGACTGCGAGCCATATATCGATCTCTGCTAATTAATATTTAGCGTTTTTGGTGCCGCGTAGCACGCCCCGCTTGGTGAATAGACCACCGCCCCGCGCCATCTTTTTGGTAGATTTTAGATAATCATCCAGCGTCTCCGACTGCTTGCCATGTAATTTAGATGCTTTAGCGAGTTGGCCGGCGACTTTTTTTACTTTTTTGATAGTCATTTCCTAAACTTCCTCGTTTTCGCTGCGATTTTTTTCGGCTGCTTAACAAACTGCTTTCCGGCTTTGGTGCCCTTACGTTTAGCACGAGTTGTAGCAGCGTACTCAGCAGCACTAAGTGACTTGATCGCCTTTTCGGGTAAGTAGCGCTCACCTGTTTTCCCCGACGGTTTACCGGACTTTGTCCGCCACTTCTGCTTAGTCCAATCCTTTAAACTTTTTTGTGACTTAGCTAACGCCATCAACGGCCCCGTTCATCCATGAACTTCAGTTGTGTTTCGACGACCGACAGACGACGACGCGTCTCTGCCATGTGGTCACCAATCGCATGCAAACGTTTCATCTCTTCGAGCACATTCTCTAATGTGCGAGCATGGTCTGCCACATCGCGCTGTAGGTTCACGTTCTTTTCGATAGCCATGCGTGAGGCGACTGTGCCTACTTCTTTTTTCAAAATCTCTACCGTCTGTGCTTGTTGGCTGACCCACCAGATGATACCGCCCGCCTGCAACAAAACGGTGACAATCAGGGCCAGCGGAATCTTGTTGTCGAAATTCATTTCTTCCGCGCCTCCGTTTTCTTTTTCATTTGATTAATAAATTTACGGTAGACGGCAGCCGGTCCCGTTTTCTTGGCCACCCTCGCCCGCTGCTCCATAGCAATCGCCGCCTGTATCTTGTGCGCGTGCGCTCGCCCGGAGTTTTTGATTTTATTTACGGATGCCCGCGCATCCTCTGTAGTAGCAAACTTGAGCCCCCGGATTGTGCCTTTCGGGTTTTCGTCGGTGTAGAGATCGCTATGCTTTTTGGATCTAGCTGGCTGACCTTTTTTTCTTGGTATTCTCGGATTTGCCATCTCGTTCACCTAACGCAACTTTGTACTTCTGAACCCGTCCTCGGGCTGCGCGCTCTTGTTGTTTATTCTTAGCGTCTTTCACAGCGCGCCGCGCTCTCATCAACAACCGCACCAAGCGATCTTTCTTAGGGCCGTCTTTCAACGGCGACTTTTTGTACCGACGCCCGTTGAATACTAAGTACTCGGTCACGTTTTTCGTTTCCGCAGGACCGCAAAGTCAGCGCCGGTAATCTTACCGTAGGGCGCCGCGACATCTAACTTCGCCTGCTTACCTACCAGAGCCCCGCCTTTAGCTGCATACTTTTTAGATTTACGCTTGCTGCCGTCGGCGCGTTTGATAAGACCCCGCGCTTTGGCGGACGCCTTTTCGGTCGAGCCTAGTTTCTTGCCCGCCTTGATTTTCTTTTTCAGTGTAGATGCTTTGGGTGCAGGCATCACTTATATCCTCCGCCGGCTTTCTTATATGCAGCCGCAAGCATCTGAGCCTTGCGTGCTGACCACTGGCCCGGCTTCCCGCCTTTCGACCCAGCTTTAATTCTATTGAACTGCCGCTTACGCATCGCAGGTTTAGTGTAGTTACCTGCCTCGTTAACGCGCGACTTACTCTTCTTCTTCGCTGCCATTACAATACTCGCAGTCAGGACAATTGCCATGAGGACATAACTCGCATGTCTCATCACAATCGTGCTCTTCTTCTACGATATCGTACCCCCCATGGAAGTTATCGTAGGCGTCACTCATCTCAATAAAGCTCTCAGACTCCGACGAAAATCCTCGATGCATAGGCTCGAAATCAGGGCGGTCACCGCCAAGTTCAAAGAATGCAGGATCATAAAACTGAGAACGATTATTGGGTACGCCAACAATGCGACCACAATTGAGCTTACATAGATGTGTGATTTTATTCTGGCGGTGATCGTCCGCGTACATAGAGTTGAAGTAGTCCACCGAGAACCAATACCGGCCTTCATGCTTTTCACCATTTATCAGTGCGAACATCGGGAGGTCTTGAAACATATCAAACCTCACGACACTAAACTGAAAGCTACCGCAGTCCCAAGGCTGAATCGCGAAGTCCGTCCAATCGTCCTCGCATTCCTGCGTGACTATGGCCCGGAGTGGCATGCGCGACCAGCCGTACCCGCCGTATCCAGGCTCTGTAAAACAGACCTGAAAACTTAACTGCCTTCCCATGTAGGAGGTGACCGCATGGACGAAACCTTGCAGGTATTCGCCATGGTGGCGTTTGTAACCCGTTGTGTACTCGCGGCGTACAAGGACGCGTTGAAACGGGATATTTTCTGTGAGCAATGCCACAGTGATTAGTACTTAGCGTTTTTCTTCATCATGCCGCCCTTTTGCATGGTCGGCTTCTTTTTAGCGGCGGCCATGCCACCACCCATCATTTTCTTTTTAGCGGCAGGCTTCTTCGCCATCATCTTCTTCATAGTAGTTCCTCCTTTTTTCATGCGCTGCTTATTGGGCAAATTCAATACAGTCATACGACTAGCCCTCCTCGTGCCCACTTGGTTTTGTGCGCCCAGTACTTAGCCGATAGCTTTGTCTTGGGTGCCGGACCATGGCGGGCGTAGTAAGATTTTTTACGTGCTTTATCTTTAGCCGTCTTAGGGTTCTTACCCGCTCCTCTTACGCCTTGTTGACCAAAGCGTATTAACTTAACTTTATCGCCTTCTTTAGCTAACACAGCGTGACTTTTCTTCGGATGCTTTGGCGTCCTCTTCGGCTTGTTGTAGCCGCTAAATGTTTCGCCTCTTACTGTGATTGCCATAAGCGTTAGTTACCTAAATAAAAAGAGCGAGCAACGCGTGCCCTGGTTATTAATTTAAAGGGTGAATGGCTGCGTCACTCGCTCTCGTCGCGGTGCGTCCGTTATTATTATTAGTATGGGTTTACGGGTCCGCATCAAGCTCCGCAGAAACAGGTACGGTGGCCGCTAGTCCATCGGGCGCGCCGGGGGACTCGTCTTCCTCTAGGGAGCCCCGTAGCATGAGATCGACTTCCAGATAGGCGCCGGGGGACTCGTCTTCCTTTAGGGAGCCGCGTAGCATGCCCGTAGCGGGATCTAGGTGGCCCTCTAAGTCCAATGCCCGGACTACATCGCCGAGCTTCAACTCGCCGCCCCCAGGCATGTTCTCACGCAGGTAAACCCAGATGTAATAAACGTCGCTGGAAGCTAACTTTACCGGGTCGATTAATTCACCCGTCTTTAGCGTATCGTAAAAGCGCTCTAATATGCGCACTCCTGTTTCGCTATATAGTTCTACTAATTTACGTGAATTTGTCAAGTTATTTTTAATCATTACTAACTCCGATGTGCCTAATAGTCGGCGGACCCTCCCATCGATTATCCCATATCAGCCACTGATAATTATGGATTGGTGATGACTTACGCTCCGTAAGCCAGTATGGCCGGAACAACAGCCGCAAAGAACATGCGAAGGGGGACTCGAACAACGCCACCCTCGACTTTGCACAATCCCACTGCAATCGCATTAGAAGCGCAGCGACCTCTACATCGCCTGATTTCACTTTATCTACGCACTGGCTAACTAAATCATTTACGATATTACGTGCATATGGCGGATTAGTGACCACTGAGCGGTACTGAGACGCATCCCGTAGGTCACCTACCTGGGCAGGCGCTAGGCCTGTCTCAGGGCTACTACAGAAGGGATCTAGCGCCGGGAACGGGATGTCCCATCCGGATAGCAGCGCTTTCATGCATCTAGGATCTATCGTAGGATAATGATCGTCTTCAAACCGAGCGTATCCACTCGTTACATATTTATTAGACATGGTAGCGGGCATCTCTTTCTATGTGGATTGCCGGCACCTCCCTATTTAAATTAGTTTATCACATAAAAAGCACTTTACAAAAGATACTTTCTGAATATAACTAAAGTATCCTTTACCCCAGGCTATACTATACCACACCCACCGCGCTTATTGTTACCAGCACGTAGGTAAAGGATGTAGGGCGGCATGTAATACTACATGTATCTGGCGCAAAAAATGTGGGAGCCCTGGTGTACCGTCCTAGACCACGTGAAAAGTGGTTGACACTCTATATCCCAATCCGTTGCACACTCCATAACGTACCCACCGGGGGGCCGGGGGCGGCCCTGGCGGCCCTTGCGATCGAGGTGGCGGCCTGGTGCTTACCGGGTGCGCAATATTTGCGCCCGCTGCGGGTTCTATTATGGCGCCCGGCGGCCTTGCGGCGGCCCTTGTCGCCCTGGTGCTCGCCTGGTGCGGCCTGGATCCATACCGCCCCGCATATTTTGGGCAATATATCCCCACCGCATACGGTACGGGGGACGGTTTACGGCGCGCCGGGCCCTTTTGCTGAAATTAGATACAGCACAAGGCCCATTGCTTTCCATGTTGTTCCATGCTAGATAGCCGAACGCTCAATTTTTATGACCATGAAAGGATCCAAATTATGCAACGTGATATTGACGCGCCACGGTGGGCCCATCAACCGGTTGAACTCCGCACACTGCCACGGGGCGCCTATTTCATACGTAAACCAAATGCTCGCACCGTTTACATCCGCGAACATTACAATCCCCGCGACGCATTTGGCCCGGCGTCTTTCTGCTGCACTGATGCCGACGATGTTAGTCGCAGCATTCAGCTCAAACCGTCGACTCTTGTTTATCCAGATTTCACATATTGAGGGCCGCCGCCATGAACTATTGCGTATCGCCCGAAATATTGACGCCCCAAGGTTTCATGACCATTGCCCTGGGCGTCCCTTTGATCGCCGGCCTGGTGCTCGTTGTCGTCTTACTCGCCGCCGATCAATTCAGCTTCATAAGCAAACCATGCGGCCGCCGCAGATCTCGCCACCGCTCATAAAGCGAAACGCCCTGCGGGGCGTCGCCGGGCCCTGCGCAAACCCGGCCTGATGATGCTAGCGCAACCCACGGGAAAGGATCCAGCCATGACAGATAAACACATCATCCAGGCGACGCGTAAACATCGCCGCCGCGCGACCATGGTCACGGAAGGCCGCATCACCATTGTTGAACGTCTAAAAAATACCAGAAACGGGGGCCCGATGTATTTTATGCAATGCGGGAACATGCTTTTTCGCACTTCGCCCGATGCCATGGTTAATTTGGCCATGACCAATTACGAAAACAAGCTCGCCCGAGTCACGCTTAAAGAAACGACTCCACGGGCGCGGAAGCTGATGGCGAAAGGGCCGGCCCGGTTCAATTGGACATTGGATGATATTGAGCAACTATAAGCGAAACGCCCTGCGGGGCGTCGCCGGGCCCTGCGCAAACCCGGCCTGATGATGCTAGCGCAACCCACGGGAAGGAGTCGGACTATGATGCTTGTTCATTACAAAACCAAAAAGGAATTGAAAGAGAATATCGGCCAGCCGCTGCGGTACACCGAGACCAGCGCATTTGGGCCGGAATATCAAGAGAACGGTAGTTTTCCGGTGGCGCATCGGCCAAAAATCCAGGGCAACGGGGGCCGGGAATTTTTCGCGGAAGTTACCATGCGCAACGGATTAATTAGCGCCGTGAAATAATACCTAATAAAGCGAAACGCCCTGCGGGGCGTCGCCGGGCCCTGCGCAAACCCGGCCTGATGATGCTAGCGCAATAACCACGGGGGATCCCGAAATGATTATTTACGAAGGCCCGTCCTTACAGGACGGCGCAAGGATTGTCGCCATTGCGGTGCGCAGCGCGCGCAACGATAAAACGGGCGATATGGTTCAAATTTATATCATGCTTGCCGATATGGATCCGCGCCTAGCGAATAAGACGGGCGCGGATATTTCAATCTGCGGCGATTGTATCCACAAGGGCACGCCGATTGATCCGCTAGATCCGGATTTTTTGACAAGAACTTTCGCCAAGAATAGGTCCTGCTATGTGCAAATCCAGCAGGGCGTTCTAATAGTATGGAAGCATTACAAGGCCGGCGGTTATGAGCGGGCCCGTGATCGCCGGGAAATAACAGAGCACGCGCGCGGCGCTATGGTGCGTTTCGGAACTTACGGCGATCCCGCGCTGGTGCCCTCATACATATGGGATGATGTAATTGCGGAGGCTAGCGGTTTTACCGGTTACTCGCATCAGGCTAACAATCCCCGCGCGGATTACCGCCCCGATTTGACCATGCGATCCTGCGACTCGGAATTAGAAGCGTGGTCCGCATGGTCGCAGGGCGAAAGAACTTTTCGTGTCATGGCGCCGCACGAAAAACCCGTAGAAGGGCGGGAAATCATGTGCCCTGCGCCGCGCGTGAAATGTACAGATTGCGGTTTATGCGCTGGCACACGAAAGAAAGCGAAAAGCATTGCGATTTACGCGCACGGGGCCGGAAAAGGGCATTTCAACAGAGCAAAGGAACAAACGCTATGAGTCGAGTCACTATGCAGACTACCAGCGGGACTCTTGCGATTGTATCTGTTGGGGACTATGTAACCTGCACCGCGCCCGATGGAAGCGCATGGACCGGTTTAGTTAATAAGGGAGGCCGCGCGGATTTGAGCAGGCGCGGGCGGAAAATAAAAAGGGCGGATCTAACATCAAATTATTGGCGATTGCGCTCCAGCCTGCCCTTTCATTCATGGGTGAAACCATGAAATTAATAAAGCGAAACGCCCTGCGGGGCGTCGCCGGGCCCTGCGCAAACCCGGCCTGATGAGCTAGCGCAATTATTTGAAATAGGACAACAGCTATGATCCGAGTCATCTTAGAGATACCGCACCGGGGCGACGCTAGCGCCTGGATCGCCTGGTCTGACGGCGAATATTTAGACGCTGTCGATAAGGCCGGATTCGACTCCGAACGATTTGGCGAATTGAGCATCGAAACCGCCGAGGATTTTATCAGGCGCGATAATCACAGCACGTGGATTTTCTGCGATGATCCCGCGCAGGATATGCTCGGGGAGATGGTTGATTTCCTATACAACTATGATGGGCACCAGGCGTCCTCCGCTAAAACCGCGATAGGCTGGATATTCACATTGTTCAACGGCACAGATCCAGCACCTTCCCATTTAAATTAATAAGGTGGCCTACAAAACCGCGTGCTATTTGTATGGGGCACCCCGCTACCTAAAATAAATGTTTGAAACGGGTGCCTGATGATGATAAGTCACCAGATATCCAAACGTAGGAGGTACGAAATGAAAATTAGTTTTGGTCATGGCGGTGAGGCCATGGAAGCAGCAGCCGATGAATATAACTTCCCGATCCATCGGGAACCAACTCGCTTCGCCAAAAAAGACTACGTCATCAACAGCTACACAGGCGACGTGTTGGGTATCGTTGGGCGAAACCAGGCACAGGTAAGTCACGCGCAGTTTTTTCACCCGATTACCGAGGCGATAGAGGGCCGCTTAGGTCACAGCCAACAGCGGACATGGGTTAGTAGGCACGGCGCGTGGGCCTTGCGAGAGTACGTGTTTCCGCACATTACCAGCACTGTCGAAACGGCCCGGCGTTCTAGCGAGGTGCAGTTCAAGGCACTCGCATGGCACGGAGTCGACGGGCTGACCTCTAACAATTTCGTGAGCGGATCCATTTTGATGTGGTGCCTGAACACGATGGTTCTGGGCGAGGACATTACCCGTTTGCGGCGTAAAAACACGAAAAATTTCAGCATGGAAAACTTCGTAGAAACCATCGACGAGGCCCATGATGGATTTTCTAAACAAATTGACATGCTACGTCGCATGGCCAACAGCCCGATGCTTGAGGCGCATGGCGAGCAGATCGTGAGGGAGTTATCCGCTAACGATGTGCAGGCGGAGGCTATCTTGTCTAGCTATCACGACCATCGGGATCAGTGGGGCGATAACGCCTTCGCTCTTTACAACACGTGGACAAATTGGGCGACCTACGCGGATGACCGCAACGGCAGTGTGTTGCGTCGCACTTCTAACGACAACACCGTTGAACGGCTGCACCGCCGGTCCTTTGATGTCGCGCAGTGGGCAGCGAGCGAGCGTTTCCAACTTGCATTAGCGGCGTAAGGGTGCAGCCCATGATTTACTACATCATAAAGGACGCCATCTACGTTGCCACTGAGAATGAGGAAAACTACGACAGAAACGGCAACATCAATTGGGACCTTGTTGATGCTGAGGTATACTCAGCGGTAGGTAAGTTTTGCAAAGACGATGAAACCTTCTACGGGTTTTTCAATGATATCGTCGATTGCATTATCGGTGAGTGGGACGCAGAAAAAAGGTCAGTTCAGTATGAAATGATGCATGCGCTCACCGTATATGGATGCGGCCAAGACCGGATGGATTCGGTCTGACACTGGTGTCACTATACATAACAAACGGGGGCGGCAATCCCGCTGCCCCCGTAATCTGCATAAACTGGGAGACATACCATGCAGAGCAGCACTAGCAATTTTTTCTACACGGTGATTGAAGACGCGCCAGTCTACACGTCAAAGAGATATGGTCGCTGGCAACCTTTCGTGCGCAACATGAAGGTCAACGATAGTTTTCGCGTGCAAACTTTCCAAGAGGGCGAGAGCGCGCGAAACGCGTTTCGGAAGGAAGGGAAAACTGTCACGATCCGGAAACGCACTACGCATGACGGAATAGATTTTTGGCAGATCTGGCGGATTACTTAATTAGCTAGACAGCAGGGTGGGCGCTTGCTCGCCCTGCTTTACCCGTATGTAGGAGGTACACACATGAACGATGACGAGCAGAAGGAAGGCGAAAAGGCCTTCGCTAAAATGGTGAGGCAAATGTTGAACACAGACTTCGCCTATGTGATGAGGCTGATAGCGAGCGCACAGGAGGCGCTTGAGGAAGATCAAATGCTTGACAGTATTGAGCCCGAAACAAAGATTGCCCTCGAAATGGTCAGCCGCCAGGCATGGGAGTGCCGACTGGCGTTGCAGGCTGTGATTGATTTCCACCGCGAGTATCACGCACAGCGGGAGGAGGCCGACTGATGGCAGCGGAGTTCATTCTATCGGTGTTGGTGGTAGGCGCAGTCGGCTGCGCCGCCGCCGTGGCGTTTTGGCTCGGGTTCAATCGAGGCCATGCACAGGGCTGGGAAGGCGGGCGCCGCGCTGCGGAGACGCAGGCAAAGCTACGCTATAACAGCAAGCCACGCATGGACGCGAACAGCCCGTGGATTTAAAACTTCCAGATCTGGCGATTGGCGAAACGTATCGGGGGCGGTGTCCAAAGTGTCATCGCCCTCAAACTTTCACCGTATCTCGGGTCAACGAGTCATTTATTTACAATTGTTATGCTGCGTCCTGCGGCTTTCGAGGACACAAAAAAGTGGGCCTCACTGCCGACGATCTGCGGCGCTCTATATCACATAGAAAAGGCGAGTTAGAAAATGGTGTCAGACGAGATCTGCCTAATTTTGTTTGGAGTGATGATGTATTACGTCTATGCGAAAATTTTGGCATAACTCAAGAGGATGTGGCCTTCGATCCTATCCGACGCAGAGTCGTCTTCATTTTACGTGATTTAAGAGGCCGGGCAGTAGATGCCATCGGCAGGACAATTTGCAACCAAAACCCTAAATGGTATAGATACACCGACAGCAAGGCGCCTGTGGTGGTCGGTGACGGCGATTGGCTAATCATCGTAGAGGATATCGTCTCCGCGCGTAAGGCCTGTCTGGCATGCCCCGCAGCGGCGTCAATGGCACTTCTGGGCACCAACCTAACTACCGAGCACCTTGTTGCGGCAGGGCAGTATAAATCTGTTTTCATTTGTTTAGATCAAGACGCTACTGATAAGGCCGTCGCTATGCATCGTCGCCTATCAGCGTTCGTTGACCGCTGCAAAGTCATGATGTTATCGTCTGATCTGAAAGATATGAATTTAGAAGACATAGGGGGGCTGTTCGATGATCCAAGTCATAAGAGCATTATGCGATAAAGACGTTTATTCCAGGCTATCTCGTATACCATTAGACGCGTTTGAGAAAGAACCGAGAGCTATCGTGCGCGCTTTAGGCGAGGCACATGAAAAGTTCGAGCACGATATAACGCCCTCAGATCTCAAAGTTTATTTTCATTCTAAAAACCCTGGCCTCACTAAATCTCAAAAAGACGCATATGATTTATTGTTAGCTAAATTACGTGATGTAGAGCCGATGTCGCCTGAGATGGTTGAGGAAGTTCTACGAGATATGATGCGCGTAGAATTAGGGCGGCAGATTGGCGAGGCGGGTTTTGCGCTGATGGAAGGTAACACAAATAGCATAGACACATTGCGTTGTCTTCTGGATGGCTATGATTCCAACATGGCCGGTCAACAATCGCCGATGGTTGCAGAAAACTTAGACCCCGAAGCACTGCTTTCTACATTAAATCAAGAGGAGAAGTGGGCATTCAATTTAAATAGTCTACGTGAAAGAGTAGCCGGATTATCACCGGGCCACTTTTGCGTAATAGGATCTCGCCCAGAAACTGGAAAAACTACATCACATGCCTCGTTTTCCGTCGCACCAGGCGGATGGGTAGAGCAAGGTGCGCGGGTCCACGTTTTATGTAATGAAGAAAAAACTTCACGGGTCGCACTACGATATTACACAAGTGCATTCGGTGTGCCGCAAGAGGACCTAGATGTTGATATGATAAGGGCCAGTGATTTTAATCCATTTGATTTAGGTAAGTTATGGATAGGCCGCATCCCCGATGATGCAGGTCTTGATGGCATCGAAGCACATATTAAACAACATCGCCCCGATATTTTAATCATTGATATGTTAGATAAGGTATCCGTCGGTGTGTCAGACGCGCTGCCTTTGCATGAAAAGTTACGTGAATTGTACCGGCGCACACGAGACATGGCGACGCGGCATGATATTGTAATCGTAGGTTACTCGCAATTAAGTGCCGACGCCGAGGGCAGGACTAACTTGAATTTGGCTATGCTTGAGGGCAGCAAAACCGGCAAGGCGGCTGAAGCAGATATTATGATTTTGATAGGCCGATATGGTTTGATAGAGGGCGCTCAGGAAAATGATCCCCGGCGGGTCATCAACATTGCTAAAAATAAAATAACTGGATGGCATGGCCAGATCCATTGCGTGATCGATGGCCGGATAGGGAGATACGATGACTAGACGATTCACACTTGACGTAGAAACGACTGTCGAATGGCTAGGGAGCCGGGCTGTAGATAATAGGCCGCAGAACCCTAAAAACTACATAGTTTCTATTGGCCTACAGGATATCGACACTAAAGATATTTGGTACGTGCCCGTAAATCACGTAGAAAAGCCCGTGGATGCTGATGGTTTTAACGAGGTGAAGCGGCTGATTGAACAAGAGGCCAGCCTGCTCGTCATGCATAATGCGCAGTTCGACCTGCAATGGATCTGGGCCGTGGGTATCGATTATCATGGCGAAATACATGACACTATGGTGGGTGAGTATCTGCTGGCCCGAGGCCGTCGCATGCCTATGTCACTAGCCGCGTCATGTGAAAGGCGTAATCTAAGTGAACAAAAGTCCGACGCTACCAAGGAATATTTCAACAAGGGTATCGGTTACGAGGCCATGCCCTGGGAAGTTGTCGAGGAATATGGCAAGCAAGACCTGCGCGCTACGACGGACCTGTACCTTGCGCAACTAGCTGACTATATGGGTGAACCCCTGCACAGGACGCTTCTGCTTACATGTAAATTCACGATGTGTCTCGCGGAAATGTGCTACGCAGGGATGCGAATTGACGCAGGCACATTGCTGCGGGTCGAGCGCGAGTTCCGCGAAGAGAAGGCCGTGCTCGAACAAGACCTGCGCGAGATCGTGAGCCATGTCATGGGCGACATGCCGTACAATCTGGCATCGCCTGAACAGCTTAGTCAGATCCTGTATAGCCGGCGGCCTAAATCTAAGCAGCAACACGCCAGGTTTTTTCAATTAGATAGACCGTTCCGCCCCAAGATGTCGGAGAGCAAGTACAAACAATACCTGCGCCAGCAATGCGAGCCGGTGTATCGCACGTTCGCGGTTCACTGCACCGCTTGTGACGGAACCGGCAAGATATTTAAAACCCGCAAGGACGGCACAAAGTACAAGCGAGGGCAGACGTGCGCAGAGTGCGGGGGCGTGGGCACCCGATACCAGGCGACCCCGACACTGGCAGGGTTCAAAATTAACCCACCCAACAGCCAGTGGGCCACCGCCGGCGGGTTCAGCACGGACAAGAACCGCCTGCAATCTTTAGCTCGGCAGCTAGAGAGCGTGATGCAGGCGCGCCCAAACATGAAGTTTGAGGAGGCGCTGTCCTTTATTAAAAAGGTGGAGAGGCTCGGGGCACTGGACACTTATTTAAGTAGTTTTGTCGAGGGCATCCACAAACGTATGCTCGACGGCTACCTTTACGCAGAGTTCAACCAGTGCCGCACGGCGACCGGTAGGCTGTCGTCATCGAGCCCAAACCTACAGAACATGCCGAGGGCAGGCACCTTCCCTGTGAAGAAAGCATTCGTGTCTCGGTTTGCCGAGGGTCAGCTTATCGAGTTCGACTTTGCCCAGTTAGAGTTCCGCGTCGCGGCGCACCTGGCACAGGATGAGACTGCGAAGCACGAGATTCTTACCGGGTTTGATGTACACCAGTACACCGCTGACTATCTAACCACGAACGGGCAGCCGACCACGAGGCAGGAGGCTAAGTCGCGCACGTTCGCGCCACTGTACGGCAGCGTGAGCGGCACACCGGCAGAGCGTGCGTACAACATGCACTTCGTGGACAAGTACGAAGGGATACGGCGCTGGCATGGCGCGCTGCAAGACGAAGCAATCCGGACTAAACTAATTAAATTACCGACGGGCCGGGAGTTTGCGTTCCCGGATGCCAAGCGCACGCCGTCAGGTGGGGCATCTGGGTCCACGAAAATCAAAAACTATCCCTGCCAGTCTGTTGCCACGGCCTGCTTCGTGCCCGCCTGCCTGATCCACTTGCGTGACGCGCTGCGCGCAGACAACCGACGCGCACTTATTATCAACACCGTTCACGATAGCGTGCTGCTTGACGTGCCGCCGGACGAGATTATCGAGATCACGTTGCTGCTGGACGAGCTATTGAGCCCGGAAAACATCGAGCGCCTGATAAAAACGACGTTCGATATAGACCTGTATGTCCCTCTTTTGATTGAGCAAAAGGTTGGAAATAACTGGCTAGACATGCACTGACAAGTGCGTGCGACCCTTTGGCACATTTGCGCCCGCACGAAATAGGTTACCGTCGGATAAATCAGTTGACTTAGGATGCTTTCCGAATATAACTATCGCATCTTGAGCACAAAACCTTTTCCAGGGGGGAAACAATGACAGCGCTAGTGCTACCCAACGACGCTGAAGCTCAGTATCTGCAATCGATTGCTGACCAGTTCGCTGCCGAAGACATGGCACGTGATGTGATTCCACGCGTGAGGATCTTGCGAGACAACGTGAAAAACGGCACAGATCTCATTGCTTTAGCTGGTGAGTTTAGTATCGACGATCCGCTCGCCGGTAAGATCTACGCACCGTCTATATCATTGCGGCTCTATCAACAATACTTCAGATACAAGCGGTATGACGCAGACGCGGTGCGGCGCAACAAAGACGGCGACACAGTCAAGGGTAGCTACACGCACTCGATCCTCATCAAATCGTTGCAAGACGAAGCGCCGTCAGACGATGGCAAATACCAGTGCGGACGGCCCGTCGGCTACATTCGCAACTGGAAAGAGTTGCCGAAGGACGAACAAGAGTTCATTAAATCGTGTCGCCAAATGGCGATCTTCTTTGGCGAGGTCCGCATCGAAGGCAAAGACCAAACCGGTAGCACCGTCAGTATGCAACTCCCCGTTGAGATGGAGCTATCGAACAAGACTTCTGGTCGCACGCTGGTCAATTTCTACAGAGAATTGTGGAACTCGAAGCGGATCTCGCCAAACTCTGTAAGCGTAACGTTGCTACCTTTTGAAGTGAAGGGCGGTGTCACGTTCTATGACTTGTCCTGTAAGATCGAGGAAGGTGTGCAGCACCAGTTTGATGAGGATGCTATCGCCTTGATGCAGCGGTTCACGGATTACGTGGGCGGCATTAACGGCAAGGTCATGGAAAAGCACAAGTCGGCCATGCTTGACGCGGAGGACAACGTGGTTGATGAGTATCTTGAACTCGAAGTAGATGACGAGTAAGTCGCATGGAACCCAATCTTGCGCGGGTTGTGCTGTGGTTGCAACGCAACCTGCGCGGCGACACGGAGATGTCCGACGAAACTATTGACGTAGTTTTAGAGGACATGCGCGCGGCTCTGCGCAAGCAGTTCGTCGAGAAACGTGACAGCAAATTTAAGGTGCGCCCGAGTAACATCGGGCGCCCACTCTGCCAACTCCAGATGGAAAAGGCAGGCGCCCCCAGCATCGATCCGGACTACAACTTCCTGATGCGCATGGTATTGGGCGACATCGTAGAGGCCGTGCTTAAAGGCGTGATACGTGAGGCCGGCGTCCCCAACTACGAGAGCAGTGGCCGGGTCACGGCTGATGTCGCCGGCGAGCAGATCAACGGCGAATACGACTTGAAGATCGACGGCAAGGTCTACGATGTTAAATCGTGCAGCGATTGGGCTTACAAGAAAAAGTTTGAATCGTGGGGCGCGCTCAAAGAGGACGACGCGTTTGGTTATGTAGATCAATTACATATCTATGCCAAGGGCCACGACAACCTACCTGGCGGCATCTGGGCGGTCAACATTGCAACCGGTCAAATCAATCTGATTGAGGCGCTTGACACAGACGTAACCCAAGAGCGCCGGCTACAAGAACTAAAGAATAAAATAGATAAATTAAAATCAGATGCCCCGTTCGAGCGTTGCTTTGAGGATGTCGAGGAGACGTTTAACAAAGCGCTGACCGGCAACCGCAAGTTAGGCACCACGTGCTCGTGGTGTAAGTACCGGTTCGAGTGTTGGCCTACCTTGCAAGAGCGCGAGTCTGTGTTCAGCAAGGCGAAGAGCAAGCCGATGGTAAGCTACACAGAACTCAACAATATACCTGAGCAGGAGAAAGCATATGCATGACGAGGAACAAGACTACGATTACATGCCGGGTTCGACTATCCCGTTGCAGGAACGCTCTGACGCAGCCATCGATATGATGTTAACCGACGCTCTTAATGCCGTAAAAGAATTATCGATGGAGCGTAGTAAACGTATACAAATTAACTTAGCCAAGCAAACTGCTAAGGCCGTCGATATGTTTACAGAGTATCAAGAGTCTATGGCTGACTTGAATCCGTTGAAACTGCGCAGCGGTGACAAGCTCTAATTATCAATTAAAAAAAGGCTACCGAAGTGGCCTCGAAGGTAGGGTGGCAAAAGAGCTAATCGATGCCGGTGTCGCCGGTGCATACGAGGCGCTCAAAATACCTTACATACAGCCCGCCAAAGACCGGGTGTACACGCCCGACTTTGTCCTTCCCAACGGCGTGATCGTCGAAACAAAAGGTATCTTCACTGTCGAGGATAGGCAGAAGCACCTCTGGGTGCGCGACTGTCATCCTGAGTTGGATATCCGTTTTGTATTTTACAACTCCAGACAGAAGATCCGTAAAGGCAGCAAGACCACATACGCTATGTGGTGCGATGCCAATTCATTTAGATATGCGGATTACAGTATTCCAGCGGCCTGGATTGCCGAGGAAAAAATCAATGACGCGTATGAAGAATTTTTTAAGCCTACAAGCAAATCAACTCGCAGTTCTAATTCAAGTAGAAGAGGACGAAAAAAACGGTGACATCAGCTTCTCGGTGATGCCGGTAGAATCGGATGTGCTCGACGTTTCAGATCCGACCAAACATTTTCTACGTGATTTAGTGCGAGCTATGTGCGCCGTTTCGAGCATGCCCGAAGAGCAGATCATGGCAATGGTGGCTGCGTATTTCGAGCACTTTCAAGATTTCTCTGATGAGTTTGATGACGAAAACATCATCCCCTTTCCCACTAAACATTGAGGAAGCCATGTTGAAGCAGTCTGAGTTGATACTCGAAGAAGCTAATTCTTTAATTAGTAAAGACCGTCACAACGACCACGGGCCAGCAGACAAATCCTTTGAGCGGATCGCCAAGTTCTGGTCGCTGATCTTGGACACGCCGGTGAAACCTCATCAGGTGGCGCAGTGTATGATCGCGCTCAAGTTGTCGCGTATCAACCACACAAGTGTGAATAACGACAACTGGATCGATATCGCAGGGTACGCGGCGCTCGGCGGCGAGGTGGCTAATCACTTTGAGGTTGTGTCCACAGCGATGGGCATTGACGATCTGCTGACACAAGCGCGAGCGCCGAACGAATTTTTCGATTTCCAGCTAGACATGTTTGAAAATGACGAACTAGACGAGAACATTTTTGTTTCAAGCAGCAGCGACATCTTTGACTTCGACTCGCTGCCCGATATCGACTGTAAGTCCAACCGCCCGCAAGAGGACGACGGTCTATTTTTTTGGGGCGGCGGGATAAATGCCAAGGATTAATTTTAAAGTAGGACTAACTATCGACCCAGACTTTTACGTCACGCCGGTCGATGACGACATTGAAGAAGAACTAATCGACATGATACAAGACCTGCTCTACGAGGTAGACGGCGTTCTCGATATCAGCGTAAGTCGAATGAAAGGCAAAGGACGGGGGAGCGCTTGATGGCCTGGAAATCTAATTTAAATCCACAGTTCCGTAGCAAGTTTTCGGAAGATATTTTTAATTTAAAATATAAACACGAAGGTGCAGAGACTTGGTCTGTGCTGGCAAAGCTGCTTGTCAAAGACGTTTGCGGTGACCTTCGCACTGGTGAATATAAGATGATGTCGGACGACGAACTAGACCGGCTTGAAAACTATATTAACGAATTGAAGTTTGTGCCCGGTGGCAGATATCTTTACTACGCCGGTCGCAAAAATCGTTACTACAACAACTGTTTTCTGCTCAAAGCAGAGGAAGACACGCGCGAGGATTGGGCTGCGCTGGCATGGCGGGCCGAGTCTTGCCTCATGACGGGCGGTGGTATTGGTGTAGATTACAGCGTCTATCGCGCTGCCGGTGCTCCGCTGAAAGGCACGGGTGGCACAGCGTCAGGCCCAATCCCTGCCATGAAACTTATCAACAGCATCGGCGCCAACGTGATGCAAGGCGGCTCGCGGCGCTCCGCTATCTACGCGAGTTTAAATTGGCAGCATGGTGACATCCCTGCTTTTTTACGTGCAAAAGACTGGGACAGTATGCCGGTAGGCAACACCGGCCAGACCTTGAAGGACATCAAGGAAGCGGACTTTAACTTCCCGGCGCCGCTAGATATGACCAACATCAGTGTAAACTACGACACTGAATGGCTGATGCAGTATTGGAAGACAGGCGATGTGGGCGACGTGTTTAGGCAGAATGTACGCCAGGCGCTACGCACAGCGGAGCCAGGGTTTTCGTTTAACTTTTTTGATAAGGAAAACGAAACGCTCCGCAACGCGTGCACCGAAGTTACATCGGAGCGAGATAGCGACGTGTGCAACCTGGCTTCGATTAATATGGGCCGCGTTCAATCACTAGAAGAGTTCTCAGATATCGTAGAACTCGGCACGAAGTTTTTAATCTGCGGCACGCTGCGAGCGCACCTGCCCTATCAAAAAGTATACGACGTGCGCGAGGCGACCAGGCGGCTGGGCCTCGGGCTGATGGGCATGCATGAATGGCTAATCAAAAACGGCCACCGCTACGAGTGTGTGCCTGAGTTGCACAAGTGGCTAGAGATCTACCGGGGCGTGAGTGACAAAACATCACGTGAGTTTGCGGACTCCCTGTCGATCTCGCGGCCCGTGGCCAACCGGGCAATCGCACCGACGGGCTCTATCGGCATCCTCGCCGGCACCACGACCGGTGTCGAGCCGCTGTTCGCTGTGGCGTACAAGCGACGGTATCTGACCGGCGGCACTCGCTGGAAATATCAGTACGTCGTAGACAGCGCCGCGCAAGAACTCATCGACATGTACGGTGTCGAGCCCGATAGCATTGAGAGCGCTCTGGATCTGGCCGAAAACTACGAGAGGCGGATGGCGTTCCAGGCAGATGTGCAAGACTACGTGGATATGTCCATCAGTTCGACCATCAACCTGCCATCCTGGGGGAGTAAGCACAACAATGAAGACACAGTTGACTTATTTGCTGACACGCTGGCTCGCTATGCACCCAGACTACGCGGCTTCACTTGTTATCCCGACGGCGCACGCGGCGGCCAGCCACTTTCCGTAGTCCCGTACAGCGAAGCAGTAGATCGCCTCGGCACGGAGTTCGACGAGCACATCGAGACGCATGACATCTGCGAGATCTCTGGGCAGGGAGGCAGTTGTGGCGTTTGATAAAGTAAAAAAGAAAAAGGGCAAATGGCGCAAGCCTGATGCCTGGCGCTGTCCGAACGGCATGGCCTACCAAGAGGGGCTAAATGCTTTTTGGGCCAACAGCACGTGCCCGTTCGAGCCGCACACGATGGAGCATCGTGAATGGCAGCGGGGCTTTGATTCTAGCTACTTCCGGAATCTTGCCTCTTTGCGATGAAACAGGGCATGGCAGAGCAGATCACGGGTTATCTTGGCGAGCTATCGGTCGAGAGGTTTTTTCTACTACGTGATATAAATTGTCGCAGGGTTGACTTTAGCGTCTTTGACGCAGTTGTCGATGACCACAGCACGCTGTACCGTTTACAGATTAAATGTAGCTCAAAAGGAAGATGGAGCGTTGCAAGCGGGCGTAATCGGAAGAAACAGTACAAACTTGCAGATGTGGACGGAATTGCTCTGGTCAAATTAAATCATGTTGGAGATGACAATATAGCATTTCTGACTATGGACGACATAGATAAGAGAACGTACACGTTTGAAAACATACCCAGCTATCATTTTGGAGAACAGGGCTGGGTGAGATTTAAAGAACAATACGTGCCATGGCATGAAAATATCTTGACGGAAGCTGCTTATTCTGATAATGCTCAATTGAAACTATTCAATGAGTGAGGCAAACAAAATGCAGATAGCACTTAAAAACTGCTTTGTGAACATTGTTGAAGATGCACATTGCAGTGATCTCGTCTTGATTCTTGGTCACCGTCATAAGGATTTACAGAGTTTTTTGACGGCGGATATTGATGACGAGAATATCCACTGGTCAATACAAAACGCCAGAGAAAACTGCATCTTTGAAACGGCTGGTCGGGAATACAGATGGCGCGTAACTCTTAGGAAAGACGTGCTGTCTTCTCTTTTGGCGAAACACGTAGAAAATGTGCGATACCCTGACTTCAAGCTAAGTGTGGATTTCAACACGCACACACAGATGCAGCATGATGTCTCTGAAACGAGTAAGCAGGTCCATCGTCGGGTCGCAGTCCGATGAAGATCATGTTGATGGGCCCATCGTGGCGCAATCAAAGCCTCGCGCTGTGGCTAACGGCGCGGGGTCATGCTGTTTTGATGGACGACGGTCGCAAAGAGGATCGTTATTTTTCGCAGATCAACCCAGACTACATAATTAGCAACGGCTACGGACCTATCTTCAGCAAGTTCGTTTGCCAGAGCTTTCACGCGCGCATCATCAATATACATCCGGCTGCGCTGCCATGGGGTCGGGGCATATATCCGAATGTGTGGGCGCTGTACGAAGGCCACCCGATAGGTGTGTCGGTGCATCTTATCGACCCTGGCATAGATACAGGCAAGCTACTTGATGTAGAGTTTATGCCGAGGTGGGAGCGAGAGTGGCGCCTGGCAAACCCCGCTGAAACTTTACAGACGTTTTACTCGCACTTGCTGCGACGTGCAGAGCAACTGTTTCAACGCACGTGGGAACGCGTCGAGGCATGTGACTGCCAGCCGTTTGACCAAGAGCCGCTGGGGCATGATCCGTACAAAAACCGTGCGCAGTCAGAGGAATTGATGCGCCAGTTCCCTGACCGATGGGACACGCCTATTGCCCTCGTCAAACTCGCAGGGGAGAACCTCAATGACTGGTGAGTTTCCGCCACGCAAAGCCTTTGGTGAAGACGAGCAAGATGCTATCGACGATGTGGTGTCCTACTATCGGCGCAGTGACGAAGACCCAGGCTACAATGGGTTTTTCCAAAAACAATTTGAGAAAGATCTGGCGGCCTTCTACGGCAAGGGCGAGGCTGCTGCCGTCAACAGCGGCACAAACGCACTCTACATAGCCTTGTGTGCGTTGAATCTAAAACAGGGGCGAGAGATAATCGTATCTCCCGTCACCGACAGCGGCACGGTGCATGCAATCTTGGCCGCAGGGCTCGTGCCTGTCGTAGCAGATGCCGCACCCGGTGGCTACAACACTGGCCTAGATCAGGTCACGGACTGTGTCACTGATCTTACAGCCGCTGTGATGCTGGTACACACAGCCGGTGAGCCGGTCGCAGACACAGAGGCTATCGCTAAACTATGTGAAAACGGTGCCATCCCGCTAATCGAAGATATCAGTCAAGCGATGGGCGCTAACATCGACGGCAGGTTGGTCGGTTCTTTTGGCACACTTGCGGCAGGTTCGATGATGTATCGCAAGAACTTGCAATGCGGCGGCAGCGGTGGCTTTGTTTATGGCGTTAGCCCTGACTTAATGAAGCAGGTTATGGCGCACCGAGATCGCGGCAAGCAGCCCTGGCGCGACGACATCAACCAGAACGATCCAGGGACGGCCCTTTTTCCGGCGTTAAATCACAACTTCAATGAGTGGGAGAGCGCTATCGCCTCAGCATCCTTGAAGAGATTGAAGCGAACTAACCTAGATCGCCTCATGTTTCTGTACAGTTTACGTGAAAAGATGCAGATGGCAGGATGCCTAAGCGAACTGCAAGAGTTCCACAGCGGGTATGCTCCCTTCTATATACCCGTGTGGGTGCCGGTCAGGGACAAGATGGGATTTGCCATGCGTCTAAAAACAAAAGGCATCCCGTTGCTTGAACACTACGGCTGTCTCGTGGCCGACTGGCTTCATATAGAAAAGCAGGTGAACTGGCAGCCCAACCACGCGTTTAGCGAGGGGCATGTGCCGTGGGCTGCCCGTAGTCCAAACGCGAGGCACACGCGCGACAGCACATTCAATCTTTTTCTAAATGAAAAATATGACATATGGCATGTGCGCCGCATCGTGAATGCCATCAAAGAAACAGAGACTGAGATGCAGGAGGATCTGCGTGCTACACCAAGGAAATAATACTCTTTACGCGATTATTGATTTAGCTATTAGCCCTTGTACTTTTGACCACATGCACTCGATGGTCAATGCCGACATGGCTCGGAGGGCGAACAATCTAAGTGAACTACACTTTATTTTTATCTTGGGCCCCGGCGAATCTTTTCGGCAACAGACGCCGAAGGACATGGCCCTGTCACAGGCCGAGAAACTGTGGCGGGTGCGGCAGATCCTGACGCCCATGGCATGGATGATCCCCGCGTGCAAGGGTGTGTCAATTTACATGAACAGGGCAGAGGCAGCGAAGGAGATTTCCATGCTGCCGCCGGCAATCCTTTTCCCCAACACATATCACATCAACCAGCCCGTCGGCGCGTTTATGCTGCAACAGGTGGTCGAGATATACAATCAGGTGAAGGACAAAGGTATCACACCGGTGGTGATGCAGGCCCCAGAGGGCGCCTTACATTATGTAGATAAATGGTTAGACGCTAATGACATCGACCGGTCGAAGCTGGTCACGTTAACTATTAGGCAGAGCCAAGTAGAGGGAGAGCGTAACAGTAATCTATCTAGCTTCTCTCGCTTTTCTAAACAATTAAAAGAGCGTGGATATTTTCCTGTGATGTTGCACGATACAGATGTTGCAACTATCGCCCCACCCGAGTACTATAAAGATGACCCGGCTGTCCCGTACCTCCCCGGCCCGGTCAACTTAGAACTGAGGGCAGCGCTGTATCAGCGAGCGGTCGCCTCACTCTCGCACAACGGTGCAGCCGCTGCTCTCAGTTTTTTTATTCCAGATACAAAATATGCCTGCTTCGTACCGGTCGATGCCTTGCCAAAGGTAATCGAGCACGAGGGTATCGAGGGACAGGAGCGCCTCCTCGGCGTAAAGAAAGGGGAGCGTTATGAGTTTTCCAGCCCCAAACAATTTTATGTTTGGGAGAAATGCACTGCTACTAATTTGATGAAAGCATTTGAGGAATTAACAAATGAATAAAAAACAGGAGGAAAGTTATGACAATAAAAACGATTGGGAAGATATGTGGCTTGATAATTATCTCGCTGCTCGCGGTGTTTATCGTATCGACATACGCTCACGGCAAGGTGCCGGGGATGTGCGTTCCGACGCACAACCTAAACAAAGAGATGGCCCAACGGTTTGCAGAGAAGCCGCTGTTTCGCGGGATCTCAAGTGAAGGTTATTACGTGATGATATACTTTAGCGCCGAGAGCAAAAAGTGGACGGCTTTTGGTGTGCATCCTGCGGAGCCGCACAAGGCATGTCCTCTGTCTGCGGGCAACGAGGGCGAACTGATAATTGATAAAGGTGAGAACCTTTAGTATGAATATATTTATTATCGCAATCGTGATGTTTTTTGGAGATCCAAACCGCCCGGCATGGCTAGATGATTCAGTAGAGATACAAGCCCATGATGGCGTTCCTCTGCGTTTTACAACTCAAGAAAAATGCCTTACTTACGTGGATACACATCTAAGTAAACTGAGGGAGTTTGGTAAGGCGCAGTATCCAGATGCAGTCACAGTAAAAAGTATATACTGTGTAGAGAGAAAAGTGCTATGATTATTAATTGGTTAAAAAAGATATGGGGCGGGCAAAAGAAAAGCCGAGACCTTTCGGTGCATCGGCTGCATACATTGAAGTATGAAGATCTCTGCATGTAGTCAGTCGTTTATTTGTTTCAATAAACGCATTATCTCACGTCGTTCATAAGCAGAGTACGTGCGCCAGTTCGTGATGTGCTCTAAGCTGCGCTTGCACGTCAGGCACTGATCCGTCTTAGGGCAGTAGTTGCAAACCCCTTTGCACGGAGTCACTCTAAAAATAACTCCATCTCTGCTCGTCGCCTGAGAACCAGGCCGCGTAGTCGCTTTCCCCCGGCGAACACCCAGCGGCCAAATTCTCGTGCGGCACCATCGTAGTCGCCGCGATTTAGTTTTTTACGCAAAGTGGAACACTCCAGGGAACCACTGCCTAAGTTGAAGCAGAATGACACTAGCGCCGCATACTGCTCGTCGCTAAGTTCCGTGTTAATTAGTTGAATAACCGATCTCTCACAGATCTTGAGGTCGCGCCTCAGCAGGTCGGTGCCCTGCTCCTTGGTCACGGCAGGGTGGCTCATGGTAACGCGCTTGCCGTCCAGCCCCCAGATTGCCCCCCACGCAATAGTGGGATGTGCCGCCGGGCACATGTAAGGCGTAGCAGACCAGCCCTCGAAGTGTTTGATTAGGTCGAGGCCGCAGTCGGGCGTAGGCCGCCGAGACATTACTTACGCGCCAGGGTACGTGACCCAAACCAGAACGCGACGATAGCACTGAAGATGCCGGCGGTCTCTTCATCCCATAGCAGCGAGATGGCGGTCACAGGATCTTGATGGTCGTATGCGATAGCTGCATACAAGGCGGCGCCTTTCACGATAGCGAACACCGCAAAGAATAAGTACGTGAGTATCGGACGGACTGAAGCGCGTAAGCTACCCACCCAGCCATCGTTTTTCATTTTGCTGGCATGCTTGTAGATCGCCTTGCTCTCGGCGATATCGGCCTGCACATTTAGTTGCTCTAGCTTCTGCGTGTGCCGCATTTCCGCCATCTTAATCTGGCGGTCCATGATCTCTAGCTCTTGCTTCCGGTCCTGCCAATCTTGGAACATGTCGAACACGCGCGGAAGCAGACTCGTGCCGAACCCGATTAGCGAGCCGATTATTGTAATCATTGTGGGTCTCTCAGTTGTATTTTAGAGCCTTGTTTTGATAGCTCACGAATTTTGTCATAAGTTTCTAATGCTGTTTCGTCTGCCGCCTCTTTTGTTTCCATTAGAGTTTTGGCTTTGATACGCTGTTTGCCCGTATCTTCTAGGTCATCGAAATGCCGCAACACTAATGCTGTTGCGTACTCTTTGGAATGTGTTTGTATAGCCCTGATTTTTTCTTTGATATATTCGGTGCTGTACGTGCCGTCCTCATGTCCTTCCTGCACAAAAAAATTCCGTAATTGATTTGCCATGTGCGTGCCTTGAATTTTAGATCTGTAGTAATATTGTTTAGCATTAAGGCGTATTTTTACGCCTTGGTTTGTCACAATATCTCGATCTACTCGCACGTCGTTAAAGCCATATCTAATCAATTCGTGCGATAAAAAGGCAAGCTCATCGATATCCTTTCGCTCGTCACCCGACTCATCGGTAACTAGACGCAGAGGCGGATTTGCCCCTGTCCTAGTAACCGGCACTCCAATTGGGATCGGAATGTCCCGTGGTCTCTCTCGACCAAACTGATCGACTTTTGGGAATAGATCACCGACAAGGGCTGTTTGCACGCCGGGAAAGCGACGAGTTGCTAAAACAAGAACTTTTTCCATCGTGCCTTGGAAAATAGATTCTTCTCTGACTGCTGCGTTAGCAAACATATTAGCGTCATATGCGGCAAAAGCATCGCGACGTAATTTTACCCTCTCGTCTAACGAAAACTTTTTATAGTACTCGTCTTTATTTTGCATTTCCTTAGATGTTAAATTGATCGCCTCAGCCGCGCGACTGACTAGCGTCGAAAACGGGACCATGCCGCTGGCCGCATTACCAACAATTTTAGCTAGCTGTTCACCTGCGTAACTTAATTTATCCTCAACGTATGGATTGCCGAAAATATTTGCGACTTCTGACAGCGACTGTAGGAACAATCGGTCTGACATGAGTGTGGCCGTTGTTTTGTACAAACTGTGTGCCATGGATGCTATGCGTTTTCCAGCATCTTGCCGTTCGGCCTCAGTCAAATTAGGGTCGTTTAAAAATTGATAATAGGATCTGTAGATGTTTGCTCCGAAACCAAGTAGCATTGTTGCCGGGTCGAACCTAGTCATCGTGTAATGCTTGCCCGTTTCTTTATCCACGTAAGCATACGGGCGAAAACCAGTCGTCTGCTGGAGTTGTCTTTGTTTAGGATCAAAATGTTCGCCGCCCGTAATTAAACCTTCTTGAGCAAGATAATACCCTAGAGATAGCACTGCCACACCCGCAGATCGTCGAGCTAACTGCATGTCTCTGGCGGCAGTAGGCCCTTTTAATTCTGCCCGATTACGAGAATTTAAAAGCGCCACCAGCGGCACACGGTCGATGTTATAGATCACTAGATTTACGGGTGTTCGGATGAACGGTGCTAACATGGTGCCTAGTGGCAGAAGCGGGAGTTTGTCCATGATGTTCCGGATACCTGTAATTGATCGATTGACGATAGTATCCTCTTGAAAAACATCTCTACGCATCTCCGCATTTGCGTAATCTAAAAGAGTTTTAGGTGGGCTAGAAACAATTTTGTTCATCAATTGTGCGACCACTTCGCCATTGCCCAGATTTGGATCTAGCATTCTTTCGGTCACTACTGCTGTCGTTCCGTCGCCTAATTTTAGAGTAATAGGCTTACCACTTTCTTGTATTTCTATTCGCATATTACGAATCATTCGGCCTGCGCCCTCATGCAGGGCAGCGTTTTGACTTAGTGATTTAAAAAATGCATCGAATGCACCCATACCTCTGGTGGCGTAACGAGCAACGTAATCTAGAGGATTATTAAATAGCCTTTGCGATCCTCTCTCTACAAACTCGTTAGCGTCCATGTTAAACCGCCTCATCAGCGCCGGGTCTTCAAAGAATGCGGCCTTCATTAGCTTTAAGGCTTTGAACATGTTCGACATACCGGCCATGGTCTCCATTTCTATTTCTTTTAGAGCCATGTTACCTAAGTATTGGTCTGGATTTTTCACGCCTTTTGCTGAGAGATGTGCGTATACGTCTTCTATCTTTGCAAATTTTTGGCCGTACATTTCCTCGAACCGACCGGTATTTAGCATATGATACACCTTAGTTTGTATTTCAGTCGGACCAATAAAAGTGTTTACGGACGATTGGCGAAAATTTGCTGTAACGCGATTAAACGCATCTTCGAAAGTAATTCCAGTGGGGTCATTTGCACGCACTGTGTTTATTGCGGCAGCAATAGGCGTTTCGACTAGATCCCGCATGAGGCGAACGTAGGCGTTTCCAGTAATGTTTACGGCTTGCGTGTCTAGAGCAGACAATATGTTATTGTACCAGTAGCTGCGCATCTTTGTCATAAACGGTACTTTTTCATCGTCTACGCTATACAGCAGCTTCTGCATATCCACATCACTATCGGCTGCCTGTGCAAATTTAGTGATGAATTGTTCTAGATCTTTACCTCCAACATCCATCAGTTTACGGATGTATTCGGCTTTTTCGTCTCCTGTCACTGGTATGTTAAATGAATTGAGCAGACGCCCCGCATTGTTTGCGATGCCGTTGACCGTCTCTTGAATCTTGCGATGAGATAGATACGCTTGGAAAAAACTAGCTTTAGCAGCCGCTATCTGGTAGGCGTCTTCGTGTCCGGTGATAGCGTTTTGCGCATCTTTAGCCATACGCGCTAAGTGAGTGGCAGAGTTTGCGAGGACGCGCCTAGCCGCCACAGCATACACCGCTGCACCTGATAGATCTGGCCCTAGTTCAACGCCAGATATAAAACTGTGCATTTTTAACGGGCTGCCCTCGTCGTTGAGATCTTGTAGTAATGCGAGGAGTTCGTCCTGATTTTCTAAACCAAATAGCGTGGCATTTTCAGACGTAACCATTTGCTCAACGGTCGGAGGCCACTCTTCTCCTCTACGGATCGCAGAGTCTCGGAGCGCTTCCGCAGTGTGTTTAATCAACATCAGCGCTTCGATTTCGCTAGTCTGTACTTTTGTCGCGTTGATAGACCCCAAATACTTAGCTAGTTCTGGTGTGAGCTTTTCTGCGTCATCTAGATATTGGAAAATCTTAGATATGCCGCCGTCTTCCTCCATCATTACAGCGATTTCTTCTAGCTGCTCGATGGTTAAGCTCTCTCCGTATTTAGTCCGAAAATCATCAAATGTATTTTCGTCGATAAACGATTCACTAGGGTCTAGCGTTTGGTTTTCGAGCGCTAACTCGTCCACGTTTTTTTTGATCGTATCGGTGTCAGAGAGTTTTTTAGCCATCGGCGCCAAAACTTTCATGCCGAAAAGAGTAATACCGTACACTGTGCCATCAAAAGTAAGGCCGATTAATAGATCGTCCGCCAACTTTAGAGCGCGGTTTACAAGTTCTGGTTTGTCGGCGTTAAGTTTTAGGTATTCTCCGAGGTCACTAGCTAGCGGATAATCAGCTTCTATCAACAAATTAGCGAAACGAGGCAGGAGCACACCGTCTTCGTTTTCGACGATCTCCATCATCTCTTCTTTGTCAGTGATTATCTGTTCGCCTATCGCTCCCGCTGTGCCGTATTTTGCCGACTCTTTAAGCGCTTTTGGCGTCAGACGGGCTAGTCGCGTGCTCGTGTAATGAATGGGGTTCAACGCAGGCCTGATGAAGCCGTTTGCATACATAGCTTTAGCGAGATCATACATCCTGGTTACTTTAGCCCCTTTGGACAAAGCACTTAGGGCAACGCCCCCTGTTTTGAATGTTAAGAAACCAGCCGGCAGCATTTCTGCCATTTCGAAAACAAGTTGGGCAGCAAGATCTTTTTGATTAATTTGCTTCTTAGTCGCGAAATCTTTACTGAAATATTCTGGGTATGCCTCACGTGGATTTACGCCTGTAGCAAATTCGTATATTTCGAAGATGCCGTTGATCGTCCCGTTTGCACCGGCTTGGAACAAATCTTGCGCTACGTTTTGTGTGTAGTATTTACGTGGGTTTTCGACTGGAACAACCTTCGCATCTTTTTCACCATCGCCACCCACTGGCACGTAGTATGTCGTGCGAGTAACTTGTTCCGGTAGAATGCCTGGCGCAAGACCCTGAGCCATCCTTGTCATTATGCTTTCTAGAGTAAATGGGTCAGGATTAACTTGTCGCATTCTGGGAATGTTCTGAGGCGCATCATCTAAGATCGAACTGAAGTCGCCTATCGTTGTCCCACGATCTGGGCGTGGGGTGGGAATAGGAAAGCGACGCCCCTCTCCTGCTGTGTCAGGATCTATGAAATCGCCCGCAGGATCAGGAACGCCCTCTGGAAATAACGTACCAAAATCCAAAGAGGGCTCGCGGACGCCCTCGTCGCCGGCAGGTGCAGGGGACGGCGCATCTGTGGTGGACGCAGGAGGCGTATCTTCTGATTCCCCTTCACTTTGTAGTAACTTGGTAAAATCTAACGACGGCTCACTCATCACTGGACCCTTTGCCTCAGCATTTGCAATTGGCTCTTCTTATTTGCTAAGTTGTTGATCAAATAATTTACTAGATTTTGCCCCAATATACCCCGGTATCTTGCTTCAAAACCTGCAAAGTCACCGGCCTGGTCGAACTTGGCCAAATCGTTGGTGATAACGTTTCGGATTTTTGCACCCTCCGCGCCGTTTAATTGATCTAAAAGCTTCTTTGCAGTCTCCGCTGTCGCACGTTCTTCAGCACTCAAAGTACTAGATTCTATTCTGTCAGATAGTGGGGCGGCTCGGGTCTTTAATTCATCGCGAAAACTGATAAAAGTCTGCGCAGCAGCATCCCTGTCTAGTGGCTTTGCCGGAGGGCCAAAACTAATTTGGACGTCCGGGTCAATTTTCTTGAGTTGTTTAGCCGTGCCGCCCGTAGCGAAAAACTCAATCGCAGCGGCGCGTGCATCCATCTCATCACCGGATAGAGCGCTATCGTAACCGAGAGTGTCTATAGCTTGCTCCCGTGCTTGATTTAGCAAAGTCCTCGGATCACTCGGCACGCCGAAAAATGAGGCAACAGCGCTACCGAAATCATCCATGTCTCGTGCTGCTTGTGTCTGAGGCCGGTTCACTCTTTGTGCTTTCCTAAACAATTCATTAGTTAGTTTGTTGGCTTTAATGTCACCTTTGTCATAGATGCTAGCATCCATCGGCACTAGCTCGCCCTTCTCGTTTGCAACCCGCAAAAACTTACCGAGCAGCAAAGGATTGTTCGCATACATTTTTCTGTCCGCGCGCGCATCTTTTACAAAATTCTCTACAGAATCTTTGCCGCCCGCTAGAATAGTTTTGATTACGCTTTTATCGAGGCCGGGAGCAACATCCGTAATTTGTTTAATTTGATTTGATACGGTTTTCTTCTCGTCTGCAAGTAGAGCCCTTTGTCTGTCTACATTCTCAGCAATTTTCACGGCTTTCTCACGGATAAAATCTGCCTCTTCTTTGTACCTTTTTCTTTGATTTTCGGCTGCACCAGATAAAAAACCTAAAGCAAATTTTTCTAAAGGGGACATATCGCTTTCCGCGATAGCCATCAAACCACCACCGTTAGCCATCAGCTTGCTCCTCTACACTCATTTGCGGCATCGCCATAATACCTTGTGGTTCTGGTTTCACGAGGGGCTCCTCGTCCATCATTGCCTGTGGCATTTCCGGCTCATCCTGTTGCTCGGCCTCTTGCTCGGCAAAGATCTCCTCCGCAAGCTGTACCTGCACTTCTTCGATCATCGGGTCTAACGGCTGAATGTCTACGCCGGCTTGTTCCCCAACTAATTTAATTAGATCCTGTAGCGGCTCGCGCAGTAAAATAGTTACATCTGGAGTGATTTGGCCAATCTGAAACGCGTTAAATAAGATGCCATCTGCAAGCACTTCCGCTGGCGTGCCTAATTCTAATAGTCTAGCCATGTCACCTAAAATCTCTTGGTCATCTAAGATGCGATTGATAAAAAACAAATACGCATCATTAGGATCGGGGAAGTCTGGCGGGCTCTCCCAAGGGTATGCACCTAGCTCTTTTCCTGCCAGTGATTGACCCGGTATGGGCGCTTCAAATTCATTTAACATCAGTGCGTCCTCTTATTTACGACCGAGATAGCTCTTGTCGTAACTTGTTGATAATGTCCTGATACACGCGGAACGAGACCGTTTCACTTGTTTGTATTTGTTTAGGGGCAGTCTGCGGACGTTTACGACGAGCCAACGCAGTAGTTTTTGCAGCGCCGCCGACAGGCAATAACTCCTCTTCGCCCGTTAATTTTTTAAGATCGTCTCTCATCCCTTAGCCTTTCCCAAAAATTTTGCTACCAAGAAAGCCTAGCCCAGACTTGATTAAGTTACTGCCAGCTTTGGTTCCGGCAAAGTTCGAAAGCATGTTACCAAAAATAGGTAGCGCAAGATCTAAAAAGCCAGGACTACTCGATCTACCGCCTGCCGCTCTCATAGAGGCAATGGCTGTATTGTACGCTCGGTCTTTGTCGTTTTCAGAGGATTCAAACAAATAGTCGGCGTTATCTCGATACACCATCATATAGTTATTAAGTGCTGTGTTCGATCTATTTAAAATATTGACCGCATCGAATTGATTTCGGGCGTTGATTGCGGCAGTGTTTGCGGTATTTACTGCCCGACGCCATACGGCATTAGCTTGTTCAATCGCAATCTTGTTCTGCGTATTAAACATATCTCGCTGATTTTGTAGTGTAGCGTTAAACTGGCTATTACTGTTTTGTGCCTGCGCATTAGCCTGACTGATAGCTGTTCGTTGTGCCGCGTTTTGTAAATTGACTTGCTGTTGCAGTTGAGAAAAAAACTGCTGTGTTTGGTTTACACTAGCTGCGTTAATTTTACGAGCGGCGTTTTCTTCCGATTGGTCTGTAAACAAAGCCTGGACACGATTTTGTGTATTAAGAACCGCTGTCTGTTGTCTAGCTTCTAGATTTTTAATATCGACCGTCAGCAAATTAGCCGCGTTCTGTAACTCTGCCTGTTGCCTATTAGAAAGGTTTTGTTGCGCAAACTGCGCGAAAGTAGAGGCATCTTGCGCCGCGATGGGCAAAGCTGCTTCCATAATAGCTTGAGAAATGCTACGGCCCGCGATACTAGATGCACCTAAACCCCGTGCCGCCATAATTTGCTCTGCTTTACGGACAGACGCAGACGCCCACGCAGGGACTTGATCCCCTTCAAAATCTCTCATCAACTGGCCTAGCTGTCCTCGGACAGTTGCCTGCTCTTCGACCTGCGCCTGTTGAGCCTGCACCATACGAATATCGCGCGCAACTTGCTCGGCCTGCATATTTTGTTGTTGCACTTTGTTAAAAGCAGTGGTCGCGTTGTATTCTTTTGCGGCTTTTTCGGCGACCCGTGTTGCGTCCTGTGCTTGAGCTAAAGCGGTGCTCACGGCTTCCTGTTGGTTAAGTTGGAACTGGTTGGGGTCAACCGTCGTGCCAGGTGCCTGTGCATCTAGCAGCGCGGGGTCATACGTTGCGCCCTCGGGCATGGTCCCGGCCGGGTCGTCGATGATATCTTTTGTTTGACCTAGCGCAGTTTGAAAACCAAACGGATCTACCAGGCCCCGACGCCCTGCATCGTCCGTGACAAAGTTGCTGACCAGTTGGTCGCGCATGTCGCCCTGGAAGCCCTTCTCACGGGCGTCTGCACGAGTGGTTAGCTGTTCACTGGTCACACCAGTGTTCACGCCCTCAAGGCCAAGACGCCGGTCGGTAATCTCGCCACCTGCTAGATCCTCACGGATGTCGTAGTACTGCTGGTTTGTGGTGGCATCCACTTTGACGATAGGGTTGCCGTCGGCGTCTGTCTCGACAAAACGAGATAGATTATCTTGTGTGATACCAGTCGGTAACGACGCAGCGGTCGCCTCGGCCTGTTGCGTCGCAGCCGTTGTGAGATCAGTGAGTTGCTGCTGGAGATCTGCCAACTCCTGCTGTTCAAAAGGAGCGAGTCCTCCTTCTTCTCCGCTTGCCTTTTCTTGTAGGAGCAGAATTTTGCCGCGTATTTGCTCTTCGGTCATATCAGTTAACTTTCGTTAAATACCTAGCTGTGCCATTAAACCGGCTTGCTGCGCTTGCAGTTGTTGCAGTTGCGTCACCAAATCACGCGGGTCTTGCGCCTGCGGGCCGAGTGGCGAGACCGGCGCGGGCACGCCTTGAGCCGGCGGACGGAAGCCTTGCTGTGCGGCCTGGGCAGTCTGTGCTGCAATCTGCGGACCAGCAGTCGGCGCAACGCCCGTGGCCATCTGCATCATGCCGCGTGGGGTGGCGGCAAGGCGCTGGGCAGCCTGTGCCTCGGCTACGCGGTTGGCCTGCTGACCGACGCCGGCAACCTGACGTTGGAGTTGCTCACGTCCTGTCTGGCCAGCCTGTGCAGCGAGGGTACGCTGACGCTGTGCTTCGCGCTGGTACGCATCAGATGCACGTTGCAAGGCGGTAAGGTCTGCACCGACGTTGGTGATCTCGCCGGTCAAGCGGTCTACACCGCCACCGATTTGCTGACCAAGCCGGTCTTGCCCGGCCATCAGACCTGACTGCCCTTCAAAAAGTGTGCGAGGGTCACCTTCCTCCGGCGTGCCGACCGCCTGTTCTAGGCCGGTTACGCCAGTCTGAACGGCACCGACCTGATCGCCGACGCCTGCAACCTGCGTACCAACGTCGCCGACTTCCGACATCAAGCCTCGCTGTCCAGCGAACAAAT